ATTGAACAAGACCCTGCACGACAGCAGCAAATGAGTATGTATAATGATGCTGCAGTAAAGATGGCACAGGGCGGTGCAGTACCACCACGCCGTACTGAAATCAAAGGCCAAGACCATATGCTTGCCTACATCACACCACAAGAGGGTGAGTTGCTGAAGGCGCATGGAGGTTCAGGTAAGCCGGGTCCAATGGGCATTCCTTCTTTTGAGGGTGATGGTGGTAATTCTGATGGCGGTCAGGGTGATGGTCCAAATGCAAATTTTTACCATGTACCTGTTCGTGTTCCCGGTGGGAGTATGGATGAACAAACAGTTAGAAGAGTATACATAGGTTCTAGTCAAGACACTGTAGCAAATAGACAGGCGGGTTCTAGTAGTCTTGCTTCAGCTACACAGGGTACTTCTCCGGGTATTATGGCTAGGGATGTTTCTTATGAAGTTGCGGCAGCGGCTAATCCAAACTTTGCTGCTGCACAAGAGGCTCTTGCTGCACGACAGGCTGCTGCACAGGCAGAGGCTGACGCTGCTGCCGCTGCTCAACAAGCTGAACCTTCATCTAATCCTACTAATGCATTTTTTACTAACGCACAATTGCAACCTAATCCGGGTACACCGGGTGCGCCACCCGACTTAACTAATACACAATACATACCACTTAATCAAGGCTATGCAGCAGCGGCTCAAGCATACCAAAATCAACTAGCTAATACACAGTATGTACCACAAGGGCAACAGGCTGTACAAAACTTTGCTACAGGTGGTTCCGTAACTAACCCACAAAATACACAAGCAGGTACTCCTGTTGCTGTACCTACAACTAATGTTCCAGCAGGACAGCCTGAGATTGGTCAGTTTACTGTAGAGCAAATGTATCAACCGGGTGTTCCTATCGGTGGTACAACTATTGCTGCACAAACTCCGTATGATGCATCTCAAGACATTGCTACTGGTACAGGTACTCTTACAGGTAGCGTTGCTGTGCCTACAGCCACTGCTGCAGCCTCACAAGCACAACAGATTACCCCATCACAAGCAAATACAATGCAAGCTGCACAGGCGGCTCCTGCAGTGGATGCAGCTATGCAAGCTACACAGGCTGCACAAGCTAATCCCCAAGACCCTCGTGCGCAAGTAACGGCTGCACAACAAACTGCCTCATCAGTAGGTAATCTACAGGCAGCGCAGGGTAATGCTTCCCTTATCAATAATCCTGTACAACGACAAATACAGCAGGGTGAGTTAATCACTGGTGCTGCTGATGCTGCTGTAGCGGCTAACTTTACTGAACAGATACAGGCTGCACAGACTACACCTACACAAGCCGCTATGGTACAGGGACAGCTTGATGGATTAATGCAACAGTTTGTTGGTGGTGCTACACCAGCATGGGCAGCAGGTGCTATTCGTAACGCTAATGCTGCAATGGCTGCACGTGGTTTAGGTGCGTCATCTCTTGCAGGTCAGGCTATTGTACAAGCTGCAATGGAATCAGCATTACCTATCGCACAGGCTGACGCACAGATACAGGCACAGTTTGAAGGGCAGAACCTATCTAATAGACAACAGATAGCTATGCTTGCAGCACAGCAACGTGCTAAGTTTATGGGTCAGGAGTTTGACCAAGAGTTTCAAACACGAGTACAGAACTCTGCACGTATTGGTGACATAGCCAACATGAACTTTACTGCTGAACAGCAGGTACAGCTAGAGAACTCACGTGCTACTAATACAATGAACCTTAACAACCTGTCTAACTCACAGGCAATGGTCATGGCTGAAGCATCCGCATTGGCACAATTAGATACTGAGAACTTAAATAATAGACAACAGACTGCCGTACAAAACGCTCAGTCATTCCTGCAGACAGACATGGCTAACCTATCTAATCGCCAACAGACTGAACTATTTAAATCTCAACAGCGTGTACAGTCTATGTTTACGGACCAAGCTGCTACCAATGCCGCTTCACAGTTTAATGCATCTAGTCAAAATCAAACAGACCAGTTCTTTCAAAACCTTGGCTCACAAGTATCACAATTCAATGCAACACAGGCTAATGCACAGGCACAGTATAATGCAGGTCAAACTAACACAGTCAATCGTTTTAATGCTGAACTGAATAATCAACGTGACCAGTTTAATGCCAACAATCAAATGGTAATTGCACAGGCTAATGCGCAGTGGCGTAGACAAGTTGCTACCGCTGATACTGCTGCTGTGAATCGTGCTAATGAACTTAATGCTAATGCTATTTTAGATATTAGTAAAACAGCTTATGATAATCTGTGGACTTACTATGGTGATACTATGGAGTGGGCATGGAAATCGGCAGAAAGTGAATTAGAAAGAATGAACAATCTGGCTTTGGCAGAGTTAAGTGCTGATACACAGAATACAGCTTCCGCAGCACAAAGAAGTTCAGCTTCGGGTAGTGCTTTAGGCAGTCTTGTAGCTACGTTAGGTTCTGCTTACATTACAAGTACTTTCTGTTGGGTTGCTCGTGAAGTTTATGGTACGCAAGATTATACATGGATAATTTTCCGTAACTGGATGTTTACTAAAGCACCTAAGTGGTTATATAATTTATATAAAAAACATGGCGAACATTTTGCTCAATACATTAGCAACAAACCTATGCTTAAAAAGGCAGTTAAGTTTGCAATGGATAGCATAGTGAAAAATCATAAGATGGAGTATAAACGTGCCAATAACTAATCCTGCACCTATAATGTATACTAATATGACACGAGCAGCAGACGCTATGAATGAAGAGCGTCCTGCTCCTACGCAAAATAAAGGTCTGTTAAGTTCACCAAAAAGGATGACAAACGAGCCTAAAGCTGGTAAACTAAAGTCTGGTGATATAGCCATGTTATACTTTGAATCAATACGAAAGAAACGTGAGGAAATCCGCAATGGATGAAGAAGTAATGCTTGATGCCCCGATTCCGGGTCAGTCTATGTTAATGGAACTAGGCTCCCGTCCGTGGCAGCAGCCTTCTCAAATGTCTACTGTTGAAGAAGCTATTGATTACTACGTGACACGTATTGAGTCAGAGGAAGTTTCTACACAACTACTTGATGTACTGGAAATGGGCGTACCTGTTACTACCGTAGCTAATGTTATGCAGTCCTCTAGTGTTATGGAAGGCAAACATACTGTTGACGTAGGTATGCTTGTGCTGCCTGTGCTTATTGAATTAATTAGCCTTATTGCCGATACAGCTAATATTAAATATACATCAGGACTAGAAGGTGATGATAGAGTTCGTGGTTCTTTGGTAGATAAAGCTGTTATGAAGCTAGATGCTAAGAAGATTGAGGATAATGTAGACGAAACAGAGCCAGAGAATGAAATGGTTATTGAGGAAATGAAGACTGCCGCAGATAAACGTGCAGGTGGTCTAATGGCGCGGAGAAACTAATATGGGTTTGTTTGGTCTTGGTGACTTTGGCACAGGTTTTGTTGAAGGATTTGCTAAATCTGCAAACGAGGCTCTTAAAGAAGACTTACGTAAAGTTGATTTAAGGGTTGAAAAAGTTGCAGAAGCAAAGATGAAACGTGCGCTTAAACAACAAGAAGAACGTGCAGAAGAGTTAAAAGATATTGAAGATGCTCTAAATGAAGGTAAAACTTTATTTGGTGATGACCCTCGTGCTGCTCAGTACGCAGCTAGCCTACTAAAAGACCAAGGTAACATTACAGCATATAAACAGTTTATTGCAAATCTAAGGAAGAAAAGAGATGAATCTGGCATTGACCCTGCTGGCTTCTTTGCTCGTGCTGAAGTAGATGCTCCTGCTTCAAAAGGATTTACTGTAAGTGACTATGCTAAAGCTTATCAAGGTGCGCCTAAAACACTTCCTGATTATAAAGGTATTGATGATAAAACTATGACTGCAGGGGCAGGTAGGCTTCTTAGTGCTATTGGCCTTGACCAAGATGTACGTGGTCAGATTGATAGCAGTGTAGCAGAACAGATGGCTGCGTCTGGTATTGTCGAAGAGGCAAAGGCAGAGCGTGTAACGCTACCTTCAATTGTATTTAATTCTGAAGATTGGAATTTGTCAGATAAGGATGCTTCTCAAAAAGTTAAGTATTATACCGAAAAACTGAATAATCCAAGTATTCCTGAAACAAAGAGAGCAGAGTATCAAACAAAATTAGATACACAACTTAATTTAGCATCTAAATCAAGGGATGATAAGGTACGTTTATCTGCTTTGGAGCAGCAGTATGCAAATGCCCCGGAAGACCAAAAAAGGTCTATTCAAAGTAATATAATAGCTACTAAAAGAAAGATAGCCAGAACAGAAGCGCAAGGCTCTGTAGATGACGGGTCTGACCCATTAGCAATTAAAAAACTAAATAGGAATGACGCATGGTCACGTTCCAGAGATACTAATCTGTCTAAAGAAGAAAGGGACTTAGCCCTAAAAGAATTTTATTCTTTGGGAGAAGAAATAAACAGTTTCAGTAAAGGTGAACCATCTACCTCTGAAGTTCTCAATAAACTAAAGGAAGAACACACTAGAAAACAAATAGACAATCGTGATACCTATAAACCGGGAAATCCTGAGTTTGATGAAGCACAAAAAGAAATAGAATTTCAAGAAGGAATTGTTCAAGAAGACCCTAAAGTAAAAAATAGCATGATAAAGGATAGTCTATCTAATATAGATAATATAATAACAGGAAATACCAATATATTAGATGGTATGCCTAATTCTGGTAGGTTTACAACAATTTCAAGAGTAATAAATGCTCTTGATGGCTCTGCTAAACAGGATGCAATAGCTGACTTAGACGCAAAAGATAGAAAAATATATGATGAAGGTACAGCGTATGCTAAAAGCAAGGCGCAACCTCTTGTTGAAGATTACATAGATAGTCTAGATGATGATGCTGAAAGAGTGGCTGCAATAGCTGCAGCACGTTTTCGTGGGTATGATGTATCTAAGTATGAGAGTGAAGCAAAAACACCTGTTGCAGCGGCAGCAGGTGAAGCTGCAAGCGGAGCAGTTGCAAATGATGTAGCCCCACTACCTCCTATAGAAGATAGTGCAAAAGGTGCAAGAGATGCAATTGCTGCACAGAAAAAAGGTCCAGATGGATACACGGTAGAAGAAATAAAAGCAGACATAGCAGAAGCTAAAGGAAAATACAGTCCTGCTTTTGTGAAAGTGTTAGAGGATGAATTAAAGATAATGCAAGCGGCTATAGGTACAGACGAAACTATGGTTCGCGCTGCTATGGAACCCGGTATTGATTATGGAAAGGCTGCGGAAGAAGGTAAAGCTATCGCTGTTAATGATGTAGCTACTGCTGTTAAAATTATAGATGAGACAAGTGGTTTTGCTTCTAAGGAAATTCGTGCCATAGCTAAACAACTTAACATATCTAAAGAAGAAGCTACTAAGTTACACGCAGACGCTACAGCAGCTATTGCTAAACGTAGAGAAGATAATAAACCTACTAGAAAAAGAAGTAATAGAAGTCGCGGTGGATTGATGGCAAGGAACTAAAATGGGAAGTATTTTTGACAATAGAGCAGCCCTTCCATTAGAGGAAGAGGAAGAAAAAATACTCGCACCAAAACCAATAGTAGAACAGCCTAAACAACAAAAGAGTTCTATTTTTGCTAATCGTGCTGCACCAGAAGAAGTTGAAGAAGTAAAAGCTGTTAAAGCAACTAAAAACTCAAATAATAACTCTGCTATTATTGATGCTGCAAGACGTTTTGCTGAAGACCGTCTTGGTGAAACAGAAATAAGTGATGAAGAAGCTATTGAAGAATACATTGCGCACTTTCGTTCATTCAATGTAAATGAACTTACTGCTGCAGGTGACTATAACTATGTTTCAGCCGCTGCTGCTGATGCTACTGAGCGTGATGATGAAAAAGCAGCACAAAGATTAAGTGACTACAGATTACTGTACCAGTCATTTAACGAACTTCCCGCCTTTTCTGATGGTGTAGGTAGCACCATTTTAGATTATGCTGCAGGACTTGCTTCAGCACCATCAACATATGTTGGTCTTGCCCTTCCGGGTATAGGTAAAGGTGCAGGTTTAGCTGCTACACAAGCCGCTAAAGAGGCAACTAAAAAAACTTTACTGCAAGCATTTAAAACCCCCTTATCAACTCTAGCTAGTCAAGCAGCCGCACGTCCTATTACTACAACAATAGGCGTTGAAGGTGTTGCTGGTTCATTACAAAATATAGCTGCACAGAAAACTGAAATAGCTGCTGACCTAAGAAAAGATTTTAGCGTAGGCGAAGCAGCTACAGTAGGAGTTTTAAGTGGCGTGGCTGCACCTGCTGCCTTTGTTCCGGGACTTATTAAAGGTAAGCTGGCAAAGAAGATAGAAGCGGGTACAGGAGACTTAGTAGGTGAAGCTAGTGCTGCTGTACTTAAAGCTAATGAAGAAGCATTAGAGAGAACTACTAAAGTATTGGCAGATAACACAGAGTTAGCTGATTCAATTAAAGCTGCTATGCCATCGCTAGACCCTGAAGATGTACTAAAACCTGACGCAAAGAAACGTGCGCTTGACCCTGATGCAGTAAAGGCAGGTAAAGAACTTTCTCAAGAAGAAGCTGAAAAGCTAGGTATGGCTGATTGGCAACGTATTGCACCTTCTAAAGAACAAGTTAAAAGAATATTTGGTGCAGTAACAGAAATTATGGTCAAGGCTAATAATGGACCACAACAAGGAGAAAGAATAACAGAAGCGGTAGCTAGAGTTATACGTGAAGCTGATTTGGGTGAAAGCGTAGCACCTGAAATAATGAAGAAGTATAATATAACATCTGATGATTTAGCTAACCTAATCATTGCAGATGCTTCTTCTGCCGCTAGTGAATTGGCTCAAAGAGGTGCAGGGGCTAGAGTATTTAAGAACTTAAATGAAGTTGCAGCTAATGACATCTTTGCTCTTAGTGCAGATAGAAAGAAAGTATTAGACAAGCTGTCAAAAGAAATGGAAAGTGGTGATGTGCAAGCTGCACTTACTACCATAAAGCCAGAACAAGAGACAGGCTTTATTCGTGCATTAGACCAAGTTCGTCTTGCTTCCATGACATCACAGACAGCTACAACTATACGTAACACAGCCTCTGGTGTGTCTCGTGTAGGTATTGATTTGGTGATGAAGTCTTTTGATAGAGGTGTAACATCATCAATACGTAAGATACGAGGAGATAAGATTGGCCCTAAAGTTGGTTTAGGTGATGCTGTACCAAACAAAGATGCTACTGCTATATTATATGGCGTAATGAATGGTAAAGAAAGTAAAGCTGTAAGTAAAATATTTGAATTAGGATTTCATTCTAAAGCAGCTAACTTGTTTAAAGCTATACGTGATGTTGATGATGCCACGGGTAAGGGCGTTAAGATGACTAAACTAAGAGCCTATAGCCAAGAGTTAAACGCCCTAAATACTTTATCTGATAATATATTTAAACGTGCAGCCTTCTCTGGTCAGCTTAAACGTAGGCTAAACGAAAAATATATGAGGGATGTAGACCAAGTTAATCAGCTACGGGCCAAAGGTAAAGAAGCTGCTGACATAAATGCAGAGGATTATGACTTAGTTGAGATAATTAAACAAGGTAAGTTTAACACCATCTTTGGCGGCAAAGAAGGTAATAAAATGCTTGACGAGGCGGTTAAAGACGCTCTTGAGTTTACTTATCAGAAAGACCCTGAAGGACAGTTTACTCGTGGTTTGATTAACGGTATCCACAAGTATCCATTCCTTACTACATCACTTGTACCTTTCCCACGCTTTGTTGCAAATGCTATGAGGTTTACTTATGAATATTCTCCTCTGTATCTTATGGGCAAGAACAAAGCAGGAAATCGTGTAATCACAGAACTGGTTGGGCCGGGTAATGAGGAAAACTATGAAGCTACAGCTAAAGCACTAACAGGTATAGCCATGTATTCTGCCGCTTATGCTTTTCGTTCTAGTGAAAACGCTGGTGAGAACTGGTATGAATACAAGAAAGATGATGGTACAACATTTGATATGCGTCCATTCTTTCCTGCTGCACCCTTCTTATTCGTAGCAGAGATGGCTCGTAGAGGTTTTAATGATGACCCAATTATGGGTGATAGCAGCTTTATCACAGATGCAATTCAAGCCTTGTCTGGCACACAGTTTAGGGCTGGCTTTGGTATATACGCATTGGATAGTGCTTTAGGTGATATATTTAGTGATGATGTAGACGCAACAGAAAAAGCCAAGAAAATAGGTGGTAACTTTGTAGCCAATGCAGTAAGCACTTTTACTATACCTCTCACCTTTGGTCAGGATATGTATAATACATTTTATGCAGACGATGATGAACGTATTGTACGTCAAATGGATGTGTCAGATGACATAACTAGCTTAATCATCAATAAATCATTAGCACGTGTACCCGGAAACTTTTACTTACAGGAACAACTAGCAGAATCCATAGGTACAAAAGCATCTGAAATATATGAAGTACCCACTCGTGACGCACCATTGCGTAGGGTTACACCTATATCTCGCCAGACTTTTGGTATCTTACAACAAGAAAGACGTAACTTTTTTGAGAACGAATTGGCTAGGTTAAAGATTAGTCGTAGGATACTTACATCAAAGACAGGCGTACCAGAAGCAGACCAGCTTATTAATTCATTGATAGGTGAATATAGTACGGACTTTATTGTACCTGTTCTGAAGAATAGTGAAGAGTACAAGGACTTAGGGCCAGACGAACAAAAAGAATTTATACGTTCTGTCATCAAAGACTATAAAGCTGATATAATGGATGTTGTAAAAGTTCGTTCTGCACTATCAGGCAAGGACAGATATGGATTCGACCCAATGCAGCGAGTAGCATTTAACAAACTTAATCCTGTTGCACAGAAGAGAGCATTGAGTAGATACCATGAAGTATTTGGTAAACCAGAAGAGGGTGAGCCATACGACTATGAACAACTTGTTGACTATGGCAAGTTCTATCAAAAACTAGGAGTTAGATAATAAAAGAGGGGGCAATTAAGCCCCCTTTTCTATGCGCCACCATCCATCATACTGCTTTATACATCCACATATGTCATTGGCTAACGCCATACCAAACATGTACATTAACCACAGTATAATGGCAGCATATGGTGCAATCTTAACGGTTGTCACCGTCACCCTGTAAACGGTTCCTAGCTTTCCTGTCTGCCAGCTTCTCAAGATTACCTTCCATAATGCTACCAAGATTCATGTCCACTTCCTTTGCAAGCATAGCGCAGTACCATAGGACATCTCCTAACTCTGCGCCTATCTGATTAAGCTTATCATTGTAGCCTTCAATATCTGCGCCATCACGTATCAGCTTCTTTACCTTATTAGCAATCTCACCAGCCTCACCAGTAAGCCCAAGAGTAATATACTCAAGGGCTTTTTCTTTTGGGAAAATGGCAGTCTCAGCAGCACGTATCTGGTACTCAGTGGCTGTAATACTACTCATCATTTTTCTCTCCTTCATCCAATTGTTAGCTTCCTGCTCTAGCTTGTTCATGTTTCAGTATCCTCTCAAGGTTATCGTAGAATGCAGTATTCCATCCACGTACCCACTCACGATGCTGCATGGTATTCCTATCCATGCCGCTGTCAGCCATGAAGAAACCCTTCTTAGCCTTACCACACTTACCTTTCTTGAAAGCTTCATAGCCCCACTCAAACTGAATCTTGAGTGGAGCATCGTACTTACTTAGACCATTACGCCGCATCTTTAGTCTCCTTAAACGCTTTGATTACATCAGATGAAAACAACTTCTGTAAGTTTAACAGGTACATCTTTGAAGCATTGTGGTCTCCCCCTGATACAACACGTTTGTTGTCCAAGTTATTGATAATGCGCTTTAGTGAGGCAGTATCGAAAACAATCGTTGCGAAAGTCTCACTACCAATACACAGGTTGTGGAACCAGTAATCCGATTCCGTAGCGTTGATGCCACTTGGCTTACCATAGCACTCGTATTCGATTGCAATGTTACCAGTCTTTTGCCACACATCTCTTTCACTCTTCACCTCAATCTTCTTGTCTTGCAGCATGTCAGCTACCTGTTGCTCACGTACCTTTCCGTACTCTAAGTCAATGTCAAACTTCTTGCGGTCTTCAATCTTTGGCTCTAGGTTTTTCATCTGTAGTCTCCTCTTCAGTTGTTGAGGGTTGAATAAAATACTTAACTAACATCTCTAGCTTGTCATGGTAGTTAGCAACTTGTTCTAGTTCTAGTTCGATAGTCTCTACGATATCGGAGTGTTCCCCGATACCTGTTGTGCTATTCATGTACACCTGTATGTTTGCTAGGTGTTTGTTAATGTTCCCAGCTAAGTGGGAACGTATTGCATTCACTAATACTTCCTTCATTGCTTCTCCTTCCTATGCTGCTTCTATATCTACAATCTCACAGACACCAGCAGTACACGCTAACTCACGTCCACCTGAAGTGGTATCCTCTTTCTCAAACTCCTGCAACAATGACCAGTCTACATTCTTTGGCATCTTTGTCAAGAACTCTTTGTAGTTATCTTCATCAATATCCTGATAAGGTGCTTGCTGATATGTATGCTCACTGAATGGCAGGAAGCTGATACCGGATACCTCATCAAAATGCTCATACACCCAAGAGCCTACAGCCATCCATTCATTTTCTTTAACTGAAATTGTTACACTAGGCTTATGTTCGCACCAATGACGCTGATAGGTAAGCCATAACTCAAGCTGCTCAATAGCATTCATCTGTGTCCTAGTGATTGCACCAGAGGGTGACTTCATAGGGAAGCTGAACACTGTTGTGCTATCTGGCTTCATTACATCAGGCTCTGCTGGAATACCCTGTGACATAAGGAACTGTGTCAGTGGGTCTTTGTTATCTCCACGTACAGTACGAATGTAATATGGGTTATGCCGTGCGTGGATACCTGACGCTGCATCTGTAAGCTGCGATACAGTACCACTAGGCTTGACACAAGTAACTGCAGTAGACTGCGGTATATTAAGCTGCTTTGCCATAGCTGCATTAGTCTGCACTGCAGTATCACGTAAGACTTCTAGCATCACCTCAAGCGTATTGCCTGTTGTAGATGTTATTTTATTGTCCATGATACCTGTCAGTGATACACCAAGCAAGCGTTCTTCCTCTGTGTTCTTCTTCCATACATTACGTAGGTACTTGAAGTTAGTCAGCGTAGCTTGGAATGTGCCAAGGATAGTAGCTAGGCGTACCTTTTCCTTGAGTGTGTCTACTGTGTCACTCTCACGTACAACTACCTCTGACAGATTACAGAACTGGTATGGGCGTAAGATTATCTCACTGCAAGGATTGCAGCCGTAGTCGTATATCAATGGTAATTTAGTAAGAGGATGTTTTAATCCTGTATAAATATCACGCCTTCCATTTTTAGAAGCCTGTTTAATGGCAGACTCGCGGTTAAAAATTCCACGTTCACCTGACTTGCTGTCGTACAAAGATAGCCACTCCCGCATAAATGTACCCATTTCAGGCTTGTATTTATAAGCTACAGAGTTGTTAGCCAACGCACGTTGTCCTTCATACTCATACCACTTACCTGACTTGGCATGTGCCATCTGGTCATCGTTAAGATTAGACAATGAAATCAATGCACTACGGCGTACACCACCTACGACTACCACTTCACCAATCTTACACATGATGTCGTGACACTCAATTGGATAGAGCCTACGTCCTGCTGCACCCTTAAACTTCTGTACAACGAACTCAAATAACTCAACTAGAGGCTGTGGGCCTGATGCCCTACCGCCAAATGTCTTGAGGCGTTCACCTGCTGCACGTACCTCAGACACATCCCACTTAGGAATCTGTCCAGTGTATAGCATAGCAATCAGTTCTTTCAGTGACTTAGCCCAACCCGGACGACTGTCACCTACCTTGATTACTGTGTCTGTGTGATGGAAGTCTTCATTCACAATAGGCAGCTTCTCAATGCAATGACGCTCCACAGAGAAGCCTACACCTGTGCCGCACATTAGGATGTACATAGTCTCATCAAACGCACGTGGGCTATCCACAGGTACGTATGAGCAGTTGTATCCACCTACGTGACAGCGGTCTAGGGCTGGCCCTGATGTCATCAATGCCCTCATGCTAGGCATGATAGCCTGACTAAGTACAGCCTCTTCTAGTTCACCCCTCAGTGAATCAGGAAGCTTATAACTAAAGTTAGCACCAAGATGCCCTTCCATATAATCAAAGTATCTAGTGACAGTTTCACCCCATGTCTCCCTTCGTTGCTCATCCTCTTTCCATCTTGCATATCGGGAAAGAGCAATAAAGTTTTGGTAGTCTGTTGGTAATTGGTTGCTTCTCATTTCATCACTCCATTATAGTTCTAATTGTCTTTATGTCAGCACCGTCTACATCGTAGAAGTACTCACGTATACCATCTTCTATCTCTTCTCCAACCTGCCCATCAGCAGGTATAGGATACTCTTCTTCATCTACGTCTATGGTAATGAACAGTTTAACTCTTGCCATCAGCCATCACCTCTTCAATTAATTTATCTAAATACCATTTAGCTTTCTGCAAATCTTCTATAGGCTTATCCTTGTAATCGAAACGCCAGAGGTATTTCATAATGTTGCCTTGTAGATAATACTTAAACCCTTCGTCAGTGGCAGCAGAGATAGCGTGTATGCATTCAATGCCTGTCTGATTGTAGTGTGGTGGACTGTTGACCATATCAACTACGTTGCCGCTGTAGGCTTCTTTACCTGCTCTCTCCTTTTCCATCAGTAACTTCATGTAATCTTCATGTCTACTCATGCTGAACCCCCTGTCTTAGTGTTAAAGTTTAGATGTACAATATTACCGTCATAGGTTTTCTCAACACCTGCTTCTCTTTCATCCTCTAGTTGTACTTCAATATCCATCTCGTTGTCAATAACTTCCATCACATAATCGTGAACTATATCACGTATTTCTTTTGACTCTTCCATGATGGGTACAGTAGCACACATCATCTTACAGAAGTGCATTACCTGCCCATAGTCATCGTCATCCATTCGGTTCTCAGGAAAGGCCATGATGGATATATCAATCTCGCCACTCCACTTACCGTCATCATCAGCGTAAGGCCGTAGGCGTATAACAAAGTCTTCGTCTTCTATCTGTTTCTTTAGTTGT